GGGTCTGTATCTAGACAAAAATTATAACAATATAACCCAGTGGGTGCATTACTTTGCGTTCGCACATATTTCTCTACAAAGTTATAAATGCCCACATCTAGTGCATTCTCGCGATACTTTCCGTCTAGCAAGATAGCCATATTCAATAATATACCACGTTGATTGTTTGCACTAAAAGGTTGTGTAACAAAAAGACCGGTATTATTTTGCGTCATTGTACTATATCCCGGTCCTACTTGTGCAGCATTACATGATACAACTATGCCTCCATATATTCCACCATACTGTGTAGCGGGTGTAACGGGTGCAGGAATAATATTCACAGGTAAGTAGTTATATGGCCAGTTCGAATAGTTGCTCCACTGGTTTCGCAAATTAATATCGCTTCGCTGAAAAAAGAACATCCAGCTACTTACCATCCCCAGCGTGTTTTCTAGCCATACGCGATGCGATCCGGTAACATTCTCGAAATTCCATTCATAAGCCGACTTGATTAGATATTTCTGTTCATTTGCCGCAAATGTCTTCGCTTCGTCATTCGATAAAAATGCATAGGTGCTAATTAAGTGTATATCGGCATTCCACTCCGATTGTGCGTTATTACTATAATCGGTTGCAGCAAGAGTAACACTTGGTGGCGATTGAAGAAAACGGTACAACTGCATATACTCGTTTGTATAATTGGGGCGAACGATTGGCCAGCCATTTTGTGGGTCCATGACATCGCGAATCGTATATAAATCATTGATAGGTCGCATCGTTACGTCTATCTGTAGCTGATTGTATTGAAGCGCAATTAAAGGAAACGCCATTTTGCTTGAAAGCGTAAACCATGCATTTATGGGTATATATAACCTACGACTTCGAATAGACGGTTCAGACCCTTGAGGCAAAGTAGTATAATACGCATTTGGGTACATGTTTATTCTACTATTCGAATTTCCCGGGTCATTTAATTCGGCGGTATTTCCCGTCATATCATCATAGAGTGACTTTTTTGCTCCAGAAAAATCGCGCTGAACTAATGCCAATAAGTATTTCCCCGTCAATACTTGCAATGTTTGCCCACCAACTGATATGCGTACCTCTTTTATCATCTGTGTTCCTAAATTATCAATCCATCGAAACTCATATGGCGCCCAGTCTTTCACGTTACATGTGGGATTTGGTGGATATATCGGGCTCCATATTGTAGGCAACGTAACTACAACATATGTGTCCATTAAAAGATCCGCATACCTTGGAACATAAAATGTAAACGTTGAATCTGTTGTTAATCGTAGAGATCTTTGCCCTGTAAAGTCAATTCTAAATTTTTGCATACCAAAGTTTGTATACTTTGAATATGTTGATTTAAAAAATGTTTTCTTAGGGTTTCCATTTAATATGACATTTTGATTTCCGTATGAGACAATATTTAGTAATCCCCCTGTCATTCTTTTTGTTTATATACTGTTATATATTATTATATATATTTAACATATTAATAATTTTTAACAAGTTTTTTTATATATATAATTAATATCATTATATAATTAATATCATTATATAATAGTATATATTAAAAGTATGTCAGCACCAGGACCACCAGGACCACCAGGACAACCACCAACCCCTACACCCGGCGGTGGAGGTATTAACATTAATTTCTTGCCTTCTACTGCTGCTATACGCAGTGCACTAACTTCACAAGTAACTCCTATGGCAATACATTGGTTTGGCATGGCATTTGTTATCGTCGTATTGCTATGGCTTATTACCTATCTTACTACAAAAATTAATTTAGGAAAAACAAATTGTGATATTATTAAAGAAATTAATACGAAATCAACACCTACAAAAATAAATTCAAGTTGGACCACATCTAGCTCGCCTGACTATGCTGGAAAAAATTTGAGAGATTTTTATATTAAAACGGCATACAACTGTTGCGCATCTGGTCAATTCAAAAGCGACTATGTTAGTATGTGTGCTCTACAAAATGCTATCAAACAAGGTGCACGTTGTCTAGACTTTGAAATATTTTGCATAGATAATATTCCATGTGTCGGCTTTTCATCGATTGACATGATTGGTGTAAAACAGAGTTACAATAGTCTACCTGTTTCGCAAGTTCTAAAAGAATTGAATAATATTGCGTTTTCGGAAACGGCGGGTATATGTCCTAACCCGAGAGACCCATTACTTCTGCATTTCCGTATAAAGACGAACAATGTAAACATTCTTAACATAATGGCAAGTGAAATTGCTGAAAATTTGGGTGATAAATTATTACCCATCGAGTTTATGCGCGAAGGTAATGGGACAAATATCACGAAACGCCCTATTAGAGACTTTATAGGAAGAGTCGTAATTATGGTCGAGAAAAGTAACTCGTCGAATACAATGCCCATCTTGTACCAGTCCAAAAACATGTGGGAACTTACAAACGTCACTACCAACTCCGTTTTTATTCATTCAAAACGATTTATGGATATTAAAAATTCAAATGATCTCGAAACAGTTACCAACTTTAACAAAGAAAATATTACACTTGTTTTACCTGACTTATCTGTATCAAATGCAAACTATATTTCGACTGTTCCCCAAGCTCTTGGTTGCCAACTTATGGCTATGAATTTTCAAAATGTCGACCAGAATTTGCTTACTTATAACGAATTATTTGAAAAAGGAGAAAGTGCGTTTGTTCCAAAACCGAAAGAACTTATACATGTTCCTATATTTATTGATAAACCTAAACCGTTGCCAGCTTATCTCAGTTTTGCTGCGAAACAAGTGGATGGTCCAGGTAATATCAAGATTAGCGCATAATACCGCATCGTGGGTCAACATTCTTAAGCAGCTTTCTTAAGCAACTTTCTTATACATTATTTAGTTCACTATAACTATTCTATTTTATTATATCCTATTAATATAATAATATATACCATATTAATTTACCTATAATCATGGATACTACAGACAATGCAAAAAATAACCAAAATAATCCTTTAAATATATTGTACTATGAAAACCGCGAGTTAGAGTTGCTAAAAAATGCGATAAATATTGAAGCGAAAAAGCGTGGCGAGCGTATTGCAAAGAACCCGGTAATGAAAGATATCATTTCCGTTCTTGAGAAGTTTATCAGTGACAAACATCTTGTTTGTTATGGCGGAACAGCGATTAATAATATTCTTCCCCCCGTTGACCAATTTTACAACCGAGATTTAGAAATACCTGATTACGATTTCTTCTCGCCAAACGCAATGAATGATGCAAAAGCTTTGGCGGATATTTATTATAAGCAAGGATTCTCCGACGTAGAAGCAAAGGCGGGCGTTCACTATGGTACGTATAAAGTATTCGTCAATTTTTTTCAGATTGCGGATGTTACACAGCTAGACAGTAGACTGTTTAGTAGTCTTAAAAAAAATGCCGTTATAAAAGACGGTATTCATTATTCGCCGCCTAATTTTTTAAGAATGGCAATGTATTTAGAATTGTCTCGTCCTGGTGGCGACATCACTCGTTGGGAAAAAGTTCTAAAGCGTTTAAATCTTCTTAATAAAAATTATCCACTCAAGGCGGAAAAGTGTGACCCAGAAACATTTCGTCATTCTTTATCTGCGCGTTCAACCGCAAAACAGTATTACTATCAAAAAGAAATCATACAAAATGTTATCAAAGATATCGTGTCGAGTGACAGTTTGGTTTACATTGGTGGTTATGCTAATGCGCTTTACTCGCGTTATTTAAAAAATCGCGAAAAAATGTTTCTAAATGAAATACCGGAATTTGACATATTATCAAATACGCCCGATAAAACCGCGAAAAAAATAAAAGAAGAATTGGAAAAAAAAGGAGTAGTTAGTGTTAGTGTTGAAACAAAACCGTCAATCCCTGAATATTTATCTACGCACTATGAAATTAAAGTTGGTTCTCAAGCCGTTGCTTATATTTATAAACCACTGGCGTGTCATAGTTATAACACTATCAAACTAGATGGTAAAATATTTCGCGTTGCTACTATTGACACGATGATGAGTTTTTATTTACTGTTTTTATATGCAAATCGACCATATTATAACCCTCGACGAACTCTTTGCCTTTGTGAGTACCTTTTTAAAATACAACAGAAGAATCGTCTTAAAATGCAGGGACTACTGCGTCGTTTTAGTATAACATGTTATGGTAAGCAAAAAACGCTAGAGGATATTCGAAACGAAAAATCAAAACAGTTTAAAAAACTTAAAACTAAAAAGAATACGAATGAATATAATAAATGGTTTTTGCGTTATAATCCGGAGCTCAATAAAAATAATAAGCCTATTTCCAAGCCAACGAAAACAAGAGAAGACTTGATAAATGAAGCAAAACTCGCCTTAGAGGCAAAGGCAATTACGTCTAAAGCGGTTATTGCCGAACTAGAAAAAATGGATAAGGTACCTGATGTGGGGAAAAAGCGTTCGTCGCCGTCTCCGTCACGGTCACGGTCGATTCGTTCTACAACTTTTTTATCACGTGTATTGATGAATAAACAAAAGAAAACAAATTCTACCAAAAAAATAAATAAGAATAATAATAAAAATATAAATAAGAATAAAAATATAAATAAGAATATTTCAGATGAAAATTTATTATTTATTCAGAATGAATTTACTCCTTCAAATATGGCTACAAATTTAACGGATGAAAAAATATATAAGAGCTGACATCTAAAACTATCAACAAGTATACAATAAAAAATAATATTTATTATTGTATTTTCATGAATCTCACGAGTCTCATACTTCTCATACTTCTACACTTTCTAGAACTCTCATTACTCCAAAATATCCTAAACCAAATAAAGAACTAACAAAAACAAGTCCGCGCATGTTATAGTTACCGTCGGTGTTAAATACGGATGGTATATATTTTAACATGTACTTTCTAAAAACAGGCAACTGAAATGCGAAATAAAGTATACCCACTAATAGTGGCACTTGTATTAATTTATATATATTTTCCATAGAATCTACAGATGTTACATGATTATTGTATCTCGATTCGTTCATTGCTTCTTCGTCTTCGTGTTCTCCGATATAATCATCATCTTCTTTTCTATAATTATCAGGGAGATAGTTAGGCTTTACTTGCGCATCATTCATCATACCTGATGTATTCATAGGTATATCTCGTGAAGGCAAATTTGTCAATCCTGAAGCACTCGCCTTTTGCAGTCCGTTTACTAGTTCATTCATAACATTTTGTTGTGGTCCTTGCTGTTGTTGTTGTTGTTGCGGCATTTGCATACCCATACCACCACCCATCATATTTACCCCCGCGACACTAGGTGAATATACTTGTGC